TGCTTCCAAGCACCGATTCAGCACAAGTGAATGATTTTGTCACTCGCTGTATTGAAAGTGTAAAGAGCGCTGCTGGTGCAGATGAATGGCTAGCTACCACATTTGAAAATTTTTTCCATATTGTTTATTGGTTACGTAAATGTGATAGTTACCAAGATTATGCGGTTAATACAGCCTTAGCATACAGACTTCTAACAGGTAAATCTATTTGTTCAGAGGCCTGGAAATTATTTCGAGGTACCGAATTGCAATCAGATGCATACACGGCGGCACTCGATAAAATGCGAGATATATTCAATGTCTCAAAAGGTGTATTGCATGATCCTATAGTTGATAAAATACGTCAAGTGTATTCATATTTACTGGTTCAAGGTATTCTTACCAAATTGGGCCTTAATGTGGAAGTTGACGAATTTCAGAAACTTGATCGCAAGTGCAGAGATAAATTGAGTGATGATAAGAGTATGATTCTAAACATTCTTGATGTATCTCTAACCATTTGTGAGCGCTTAAACACATGGCGTCTCACTGGTGATTGGGTAAGTATGCTTCACAATGGAGCAAGTTACGATGCATGGTATAAAGAGGCTGATAGATTGATATCATTGGCTCCCTTTACATCAAATTTGCAGGCACATGGCACCACATATTTTTCTTTTGTCTCAGATCTTCGTGATACTATTGAACGAGGTACTGCGATTTCCAAGTATAATATAGCCGCAAATGGTTTAGAAATTACATCTATTCGGAAAAAATTGCAAAGTTTACAATTGCTTCAGAATGTTGAGATCACACGGAGATCAGCTCAAAAAGAACGACGTGCACCTTTTGGTGCGTTAATTCATGGTGGTTCTAGTGTGGGAAAATCCACATTTACAAAATTGCTATTTTATTATTATGGTAAGCTCCATGATTTAGACACGGCTGATCATTTCCGCTATGTACGTAATCCTGCTGATGAGTACTGGAGTAATTTCGACTCGAGTAAATGGTGCGTTCAATTAGATGATATCGCATATTTGTTGCCAACAAAAGTAACAGAAGCAGATCCTACGTTGAATGAAATCATCTGCCTGATTAATAATGTTCCTTATGTGCCGCCTCAGGCAGCGCTAGAGGATAAAGGGAAAACACCAGTAATGGCTGAACTTGTCATTGCTACAACTAACACTCCCGATTTGAATGCTCAGGAATATTTTAGCTGCCCTCTTGCCGTAAGACGACGTCTGCCTTTTATAGTGCAGATTGAACCAAAGGAGGAGTATATGGCTGAAAATGGTAAATTCCTAGATCCAAAGAAATTGCCCAAAGTGTCCGGAGCATATCCGGATTATTGGAAGATCACTTTGCAGGAATTAGTACCTACTGAGTATTATGGACGTGATTCTGCCCAACTCAAGAATATCAAAGAATTTGACAATATCCAAGATTTCTTGAAGGAATTTGCAAAATACTCGTTCGCACACAAAAATATTCAAACTAAGTCTGAAGATTGTGATGGTGATATGCGAGATTTGAAAGTATGTCGCCTTTGCTATAATGTGGGTGACAATTGCGATTGTTTACAGTCGCATTTTGTAGTTGTTAATTATCTAATTACTTATGTGTTACACACATTCATTAATTGGATACTTCTCCTTCTCACTTTCCGATTTTTCCACTATTTTTATCGGTTCAAAATCAACCGATATATTGTTTTGTATTTGGCGAATATGCTACCTGCGCCATTGCAGCGCTTTCATGCTGGTTTTGTTAATACAATGAATAACCCCGCCTTTCAGCGTAAGATACTAAGGATTGTACAAGTTGGTGCATACCTTGCTAACGTACTGCTGTGGTGGAAAATCATGCAGACAGTTGGAAATACGCGACGAGACAGGCATAAAAAGAAGTCTGCTGAGCGTGTCGC